GAGTAACTGGATCTACTGGATCAACTGGAGCAACTGGTTCTATTGGAGCAACAGGAGCAACAGGAGTAACTGGATCTACTGGATCAACTGGAGCTACTGGATCAACTGGAGCAACTGGAGCAACTGGAGCAACAGGATCTACTGGATCAACAGGAGCTACTGGATCTACTGGATCAACTGGAGCTACTGGAGCAACAGGAAGAACTGGTGCTACTGGTGCAACTGGAGCAACAGGAAGAACTGGTGCTACTGGTGCAACTGGAGCAACAGGAAGAACTGGTGCTACTGGTGCAACTGGATCAACAGGTTCTACTGGAGCTACTGGATCTACTGGATCAACTGGAGCAATTGGACCTACCTTATTTATAAATGCCATAAACCAAGAAGTTTTTAGTAAAAGTACTAAAGTAAATAATATTCTTTATACAAAACCTACAACTATAACTACGAGTAATGTAAATGCTGAATTAGATAATTTTACAGACAATCAACAAATTTATACATTTGGACCAACTATACCAAATCGTTGGGTTGGAGTGGGCGAAGACCCATCTCCTCTATTTTATTCATCAGATGGATTAACTTGGTTTCCAGTAAATGAAACCAATAATTTATTTTTTAAACGAGCATATGGTGTAGAATGGAATGGAATTTTATGGGTTGCAGTTGGAGATAGTAATTCTGAAAATAATTCTATTTGTTATTCATATGATGGTATTATTTGGCAACCAACGCTAATTCCTGGTGCATTTTCAATAGGTAGATGTGTAGCTTGGAATGGTAAAATGTGGATTGCTGGAGGCGAACCGGGTGGGTCAAATATGTGGTATTCATATGATGGTATGAATTGGGAACCAAATTTATCATCAGATATAGATTATGTTTTTAAAATAGCATGGAATGGATATTTATGGATAGCTGTTGGTGATGGTAATATTACTACTACTACTTCTTCTATTATTTATTCTTATGATGGATTTAGTTGGTTTCAAGCTTTACCTTTAATTGGTGGAACTGTTTTTTATAGTGTTGCGTGGAATGGTTCAATGTGGGTAGCTGTTGGAAATGATCCAACTTCTCAATTTTACTATTCTTTTGACGGAATAAATTGGTCTCAATATGGTCAATTGTTATTTTCGAATACTGCATATGATGTAAAATGGAATGGTATTTTATGGGTTGCAGTAGGAGTTGCAAATGGAGTTGCAAATGGAGTTGCTTATTCTTATGACGGAATTTCATGGAATTTTGGATTAGTTTTATTAGGTTCAGGAGTAGCAAATTATACTTCGGTTTGTTGGAATGGGACTATTTGGATTGCTTTCAATTTTGCTTTAGGAAATAGATTAATATATTCCAATGATGGTATAAATTGGATACAAAAAACTTCAAAAATAACTTATGGTTATGACTTAGCCTATAACGACAAGAGGTATAATACTATTACATTTCCTAAAAACCGTGTAGTAGCATTAGGACAAAATAGTATATTTTATTCTGATGATGGAATTGTCTGGCAGTCAGCTGCCACCCTATCAGTTTTTAATGACGGAAGATTTGTATATTGGAATGGAAAAATGTGGGTAGCTGTGGGTTCTACACTTCCGTCTTCAAGTATTGCATATTCATATGATGGAACTAATTGGATTAGTGCAACAAATATATTTGATGAAGGATATGGTGTAAAATGGAATGGAAGAATGTGGGTTGCTGTTGGAAATCCTAATTCAACATTTAATACTAGAATAGCATATTCTTATGATGGTATTTGTTGGAAAAGGCCGAAATTTGTTCCTAAATTTAAACGTTTTTATACAATTGATTGGAATGGAGAAATTTGGGTAGTAGGGGGGGAACCTCTTCCTTTTAATACATTATCTTTAGCATATTCTTATGATGGGGATACTTGGATTCTTGCAACTATAAATCCATCACCTTTTATATGTTATACAGTGGTTTGGAATGGAATAATGTGGCTTGCAGGTGGGGACAATAATATACTATGTTATTCTTATGATGGAATCAATTGGTATCAAGTTAATTTGCCTCCTGGAATGAGTATAATTTATACTATTGCATGGAATGGATCAATGTGGGTAGCAGGAGGAGATTCTTCACCATATATTTCTTATTCTTATGATGGTCAAAATTGGGAAAATACTAATATTAATTTTGTTGGTACCCCTAATCAAGTCAATGGAATTACGTGGGATGGTAATAAATGGTTAGCCGTTGGTAGTGTTGGACAGATTTATTATTCTTATGATGGTTTATTATGGACTGAGACACTTGTTAGTTCAGGTCCAATATACGGAGTTGCATGGAATTCAAATTTAGGTTCTACATATATACAACAACCAACAATTTGTTTAGGATCTTCTGATCTTAAGAATTCAATTGCTTATTCTATAGATGGGATAAAATATGTAGGTCTAGGTAATGATGCATATAGTTTATTTTCAATAGGTTACGCAGCCGCATGGAATGGAACCATGTGGGTTGCTGTAGGAACATCTTCTCTTTATACAATTGCTTATTCTTATGATGGAATTAAATGGTTTCCTATAATAAATTCCTATACATATTTTACTACAGGATATTGTGTTGTATGGACTGGATTAAATTGGGTTGTTGGAGGGGCAGGTAATTCTCTTGGTTTAAATATATATTATTCTCCCGACGGTATAAATTGGATTCCATCAATATTTATGGGAATACCACCATCAGGATTTGATGTTCGTGGTCTAGCTACTGATGTAATAACAATAGTGGGTGGAACTAGTTCTACTACAGTTGCCGTTGGATTAGGTGCAAATATTTGGTATTCAAATGATGATGGAATAAATTGGACACAAGCAGGCGGTGGCCCTGGATTTGATTTATATTGCGTTGCTTGGAATGGAACAACATGGTTAACTGGGGGTATAACTAACGACTTATATTCTTCATTTGATGGCTTAACTTGGACTTTTGCAATTACTACTGGGGCATTAAATATCAACAGTATAGCTTGGAACGGAGTCGTTTGGGTTTTAGTAGGGGATAATACCGCCGGATCATCTCAAATATATTGGAATTCTTCTTTGGATGGATTATCTGTTTGGCAACTAGCATCAGTTTTTGCTGGTGCAATTTACGATTATAATACAGTAATTTGGAATGGCAAGAGATGGATTGCTGGAGGGAGTGATCCAAGTGTTCCACAAAGTTATATCTTAACATCTTATGATGGTATTACATGGTTTGTAAGTCCTCCTAATTCTACTACAAATTTATATAAAAATCTTGTAAACCAAGAAATTTTAGGTTTAAGTAGTAATTCAACAATTGGAGGTGTAATAGTTGATAGTCAAATTGTTTTAAATAAAAATAATAGCTTAAACTTAACGACAAAATTAGATGTAGTATCGGAAAAATATTTTAATAATGGATATAATAATATGACATTATCAATTTCCAATTTAAATTAAAATTAAAAAATATAAATTAAAATTTAAAAATATAAATTAAAATTAAAAAATATTAATCATTAATATATATATTAATAATTAATAGTTATTCAAATTATTTAGGATCTAAGCGTTGCCGACTGGTGCTGTTTATAAAGATACACTTGGCTTTTTAAAAATTGTATAAATAAATTATTGTCTTCTTTACATGTATAGATGGTCTCATTAATATTATACTTGAATATAATTATGGTTTATGGTTTTGAATAAAGAATAACGACACTCAATTTACAAGTAGTTTTATTTAATATAAGAAACTTTGAAAACAATACGAGAATTATTTATTGGGAGAAGATATGATCAATTATAAAAATGAAAAATGTTTTAGGCAAAAAGTATTGGTATTTTTCTAATTGTATATATAATGGCATTTACACGATTTCATGACGATGACGCAAGAATTGCAAAACAATTACAGCAACAAACAGATCAAGAACGTTGGTATTTAGACGTACCGGGTAACGGTGACAAACCATGTTTTGTTTTAGATCCTTATATAATTCCACAGAAATGGGGAGGTAATTTGTGGACAAATAGTGTTGATATTCAAAGTTCACTTTTAGGAATAGATAGGCAACTAAATAAGGATTGCTTAAAAGTAAATGGAATAGATCTATATAAACGACAAACGGTAAATGCTTCCCCTATTGATACACCAGTTTGTGATAAATTTTTAACAACAGAACAAAGTAGAGCGACTTTACCTGCATGGACTTTACGAGATTTACCACAAAACCATGCATATTATTTACCAAATAATCCACAAGCACATACAGAATTAAAATTTCAAAATAATGTTAGTACAAGAATTTTAGAAAAAGATATATTTCAAAGACAAATGTTATGTACATTGAATAATGACCAAGGATATACAGTGCCAGTTGTAGAGCAGAAGGGAGGCTATATAGGAGGACCTAAGACATGTTCCAATGATTGTAGCCGAGTTTAAATAATATATTTTTAAATCAACTTAAAGGGCTTTAAATTACAATTTAATATATATATTAAACAATATTTTGGATTATATTTTTAAATTTGATTATATTTTTAAATTAGATTATTTTTTAAAAGTATAATATATGGAATTAGCTATCCCTTTAGTAGCATTAGGAGGAATGTATGTTATTTCAAATCAAAATAAAAATAACTCCAAATCCGAAAACTTCAAACCTAATTTAAAAAAAGAAAACTTTAACAATATGGGTATTCGAACTAATTTACAGCAAACTAATCAAGATTCACCGTTATCCAATTATTTACCTAACACTCATGTACCTCCGCAAAATTATCCTATTATGAATAATAAGGAATTAGTTGATAATGTTCAAGAATATCCTAATCCAAATGTCGCCACCGATAAATATTTCAATCAAAATGTTTATGAACAAAAACAACGTGCTAATATTCCTATAAGTAATAACATACAACAATTTTATTCTTTAACCGGTGACTATCTTTCTTCACAAGAATTTATTCATAATAATATGGTTCCATTTACTGGAAGTAAACCCAAAGGACAAATTTATGATGTTAATATTGCTGAAACTATTTTAGATAATTATGTAGGAAATGGATCTCAGGTAATTAAGAAAATAGAACAAGCTCCTCTTTTTAAACCTCAAGATAATGTGCAATGGACTTATGGTATGCCTGATATGAGTGATTTTTATCAATCCAGGCAAAATCCAGTTAATCGTAATAATAATGTTAAACCATTTGAATCTGTTATGGTTGGACCTGGTTTAGACAAAGGGTATACCGCTGCTGGTAGTCATGGCTTCAATTCTGGTATGGAATCTCGTGATAAATGGCTACCTAAAACTGTTGATGAATTACGTGTTAAAACTAATCCAAAACAAGAATTTACTTTAGACAATTTAGAAGGACCTGCATCTGCACATGTAAAAAATGTCGGTATTGAGGGAAAGGTAGAGAAATACAGACCAGATACATTTTTCATTAATTCACAGGATCGTTGGCTTACTACTACAGGTGCTGAAAAAGCCACCCGACTTGTATCTGAAGAAATTTTTAGACCATCACATCGTAACGAAACCACTACATATCAACATGGAACTCCAAATGCTATTCTAAAAACTGCCAGTTATGTACCTACTAAACATGAAGATCCCAAAAGAAATCAATTAGAGGGATTTGATGTTGGTCATTCAAATGCTGCTGGAACTGGACCACAACATGATTTACAAAATAATCATATTAATTATGTTAATAATCGTGCAAATAATCCCCAACCTCAATCATTCGGTTCAGGATTTACACATGCTATTGGAGCCGCTATAGCTCCTATTATGGATATTTTGAAACCATCTAGAAAAGAAGAATATACTTCTAACATGAGAATTTATGGAAACTCAGGTTCTATAATTCCTGGTAATTATGTTTTAAATCCTGGAGATTCACCTTCAACTACTATTAAGGAAACTACTTTGTATCAACCTAATAGTTATATTGGATTCCAAAAAGAAAATGCAGCTTATCTAGTGTCACAACAACAACCAATTGCTAATCAACGAGATTCTGTCAATCATAATCAATTATTAGGTATGTCATCAAAGCATGGAAATCGTCAATATGATTCTATTTATAGACAAACTAATAATGATAGTAAAGAACGTCTTGTTGCCGCAAGAGTAAATGCCGGTAATACTAGTCAATTTAATCCACAAATGAATGTAACTTTATCAAAAATTGATTCTGATCGTGAAAATAATCGTTTATGGGCACCTTCTTCTATTATTCAAAGTGGACCATCAGTGCATACTTATGGAAAGGCAAATATGCCTCAATATTATGATGAGTGTATTGGATGCGATCGTATTGCACCAGATCTATTAACTGCATTTAAAGAAAATCCTTATACTCATAGTTTAACTAGTTCTGTTTAAAATAATTTTGTTTATATACATACTCAAATTATTTTATAAGTTTATAGGTTTTTAGATTTATAGTTTTATATTATTGTCCAAATGTCTTCAGATGGATTTTTAGAAAAAGAAATATTTTTATTTACAATTGAATAACAATCTTGCCAAGTTTTGCTTCCATGTGATCCTAACCAATCTTCGCATATAAATCTATCATTTTCTATCATATTTTCCGGTATTTTTATTGGTCTACAAGAAATTAAATAACTTCCTCTAGCCCACCAAAAATTAAACCATCCAAGTCCAGTATCTCCTGGAAATAAAGCTGCCTTTTGTATAATTGCATAATTTTCAAATATATGTAACGTTGATTCCCAATCTAAAAATGTATTTAATGTTAGACGTTGCTCAATTTGAGTTCTTCCTGTTCCAGGATTATGATTTACCATACCCTTACTATGGATATAAATAAATATTTTTTCTGGATTAATTAGGGCTAATTCTCTAATTTTTATTATAGCAGGAAACTCATATTTGTTTTCAAAAACTTCTGTTATTTCTATTGACATATTTAAAGTTGATTCTAATATTGATTTAGCATCTTGAATATCCTCTGGGTTTCCTAATAATACTGCATGAAATACACTAACATTTATTATACCACTTATTAAAATATCATAAATTTGACCTTTTATCATTCTTCTCCAATCTTTATCATTATTCAAAAATGCATAATAAAGAATAAAAATTGGTTTTTCATTATTATTATTATTATTATTATTATCATTATTATTATTATTACTATCAAAATACATTTCATTATTAATTGATTCATTTTCTAAAAAATGAGTAATTGCATTATCTTTATTATTGTATTCAATTGTATTAAATATATTTGGGTTATGTTGGATATATTTTTTCCAATTAAAATTTTCTGGTAAAAAACAATATTTTCTATTTTCAAATCTACCATGATTTAAATAATGATTTTCTAAAGCTTGTTTATCAAAACCAAATGCATTTTTTAGATCTAAATAATAATTTGAATAAAAAATATGATCAAATTTGATAGGTAATTGTTTCATAGGTTAAATTATATTATATATTTTAAGTCATTTTTTTATTTAATAAAATAAATTTAAAGATTTAATAATATAAATAAATAATTATAATATGAAATCAGTTTACCCAAAATGTGCTAAGACATTTAGAGAATGGTGTCAATCAAATAAAATATATAATAATTTTTTTATATCTTTGGACAAACCATCAGTATTTGATGTTACTCTAAGAGATGGCTTACAAGCATTATCTAAACAAGAACAAAACGAAATTACCACATTTGATAAAATTAAAATATATAATGAAATAATAACAAAATATAATCCGAAACATATAGAAATAGGATCCATAGTTTCTAAAAAATTATTTCCTATATTTAGTGATACGCTTTCATTTTTTGATTTAATTCATAAAGAGCATATTAATAATAAATATATTTTAATTCCAAATAAAGAAAAACTACAACAATTAATTAATAATAACCAAGTTAACAATTTTTCATTTATTACATCAGTTTCCGATAGTTTTCAAATAAAAAATACAAAAAAATCATTATCTGAATCTGATAACGATTTAATTGAAATGTTGTATAATTTGGAAAATAAGTTGGAAAAGAATATTGTTAAGATTTATGTTTCATGTATTAATGAATGTCCAATTGAAGGTAAAATTGACAATGATTTTATAGTGCATCGTTTATTAAAATTACATAATATGAATATAGATAATATTTGTTTATCAGATACTTGTGGTTCATTAGATCCTGATGATTTTGAATATATTATTGATACATGTAAAATATTTGGGCTACCAATGTCAAAAGTTTCATTGCATTTGCATGTAAAACCAGAAAGAGAAAATATTGTAGAACAGATAATTTGGAAGGCACTAGACAGAAAAATTATTAATTTTGATGTTTCTAATTTAAAAAGTGGAGGATGTTCAGTAACAATTGATAAAAGCCAATTAGCATCAAATTTATCATATGAATTATATTACAAATCATTGTGTAAATATATTTTAAAAAAAACCGATTAAACCACGATTAATATCAGATTAATATCAGATTAAATTATGAAACATACTAACAATCAAAATTATAAAATACGTAATATTTAAATATAAAAACACTTTTTAAATATTAGTTAAAGTAAAAAATGGCGTTAAATATTCATCAAAATATAAAAGATAAATTAAAATACTTTCATCAAATACATAAAATTCCTAATATAATTTTTAATGGTCCTAGTGGATCAGGTAAAAGTACAATTGTTAATGATTTTATTTCATTAATATATGACGGTAACAAAGACAAAATAAAGGATTTTGTCATGTATGTAAATTGTGCACACGGTAAAGGGATAAAATTTATTAGAGAAGAATTAAAATTCTTTGCAAAAACACATATAAATTCTAATGGTGGTAATACTTTCAAAAGTATTATCCTTTTAAATGGTGACAAACTAACAATGGATGCACAATCAGCTTTACGAAGATGTATTGAATTATTTAGTCACAATACGCGTTTTTTTATAATTGTAGAGGATAAATATAAATTATTAAGACCAATTTTATCAAGATTTTGTGAAATATATATATCGGAACCAGAATACAAGGGCAAAACAATTAATTTATATAAATATAATTTGGATGAAACATTTAAACTAACAGATATAAAAACTCAACGAAATGAGTGGTTAAAAAAGGAACTATCCAAATATACTTTGCAAAATATAACGGAATTAGATTTATTAGCATTTGTATCAAAATTATATGAAAAGGCATATAATGCTCTAGACATAATTAAGATTTTAGAAAATGGATTCTCTTTTATGAATATAGAAAAAAGGTATGAATTATTAATTGCTTTTAATAAAGTAAAGAAAGAAATAAGAAATGAAAAATTGTTATTATTATTTGTTTTAAATTTTATTTTTTTGGACAAGACAGTAATTCTAGAAAATATTTCCTTTATGTAAATAGTAATGTAATTTTAGTTTTTGTTGAAAAATTATATTTCAAAATATCTTTTTGAAATATAAATTCTATAGTAAATCTTTTTGAATAACAACTTCTTTGGATATATTTTTAACAATTTTTTCATAATTTTTTTCAGATTCTTCTTTTGATGATCCCGACATGGAATTTAAAACAATTTGCATATATTTATCATTTTGTTTTGAATCAGGATCTGCATAATTTGGATTCTTTTTTTGCCATTCGCTGATTTTTTTAATGTTTTTATTTGCGACGTGTTTAATAGCATTTTTAATAGTAGTTTTTTGATCATCCTCTTTAGACCATTGATCTTCATTTTTAATATAAAGTATTTCTCTTTTAGAGTCACTACAATGAATTGGTCTTCGTGTTAAATCAATATCTTTTAAATTTTTAATAAAAACTTTGCTAATACCTTCGGCATAACCTAATTTACCAGTTTCTTCTAGATCACTTATTGTTAGTGTAATCTGATTAATAAAGTCATTAATATTAAGTGCATCCTTACAAGTTTCGTTTAAAAACACTTGTAAATTGAATGTTTTATTATTAGAATTAACATTATTATTATTACCGATTGTTGGTTTAGAAGCTAGTTCGATTAAATTTTTCTGTAATTCGTTATTTTGTTTTAAAAGATCGTAAAACATTTTAGGGGTAATTTTAAATTCTTCATCAATTTTGATTTCTTCTTGTTTAAATATAGAATTTGTGTCATGATGTATGAACTCGTTTTGTTGACAATATTTTTTTTTGTGTCGCCATAAACCAGTTCTGTCCTTATATTTTTTACCGCATTCACAGTCATAAAATATGTTGTTGTCTTGACATTTTTTGTTGATATTTGTTGCTAATTTGTGCTTAGCAGTCAAAATATGCCGACTATATTGGCTTTTTCTATCGGTAATGTAGTCACAAATTTTGCATTCAAAAATATGCGAACTTTTTGGAACTAAATCGGTTGCCATTTTGTGTTATATAAGCAACATAAAAAGTTCCTAAATAGTTTTTAAGAAAAAACAATAAATTTTATCGTAACAAATATTTTGACACATTTACTTATTTTTAGAGCATTATCGTCACAAGTCGTTTTAAAAACATGTTTTTCAAGACTTTTTTTGACTTTTCTATTTTGGACATTTTAAAAATGTCCATTTTCGGAAACTGAATTACTTTTATAAAAAAAAGACGACAGACTGAGAAAAATTACCAAAATAATAATTACAATATCGTGATCATAAATGCAGTCAAAATAAAAATAGATCTGTGAAACGTGTTTTCAGTCACGTCTTTAAGTTCATTTGTTATATATATAATTCGCGGTATAAAATTAATTTCATGGAATAAATTTATTTAGAAAATAATTAGTTTAAATATTTATTTTTTTACATCAAACATTTACATTATGGATGATTTTAATGTTAGTTCTTTGCATGAATCTAAAAATGAATGGGGTGCCCGTTTATTAACTATTTTAACGCCTCTTATTATTGAAGGATTTAAATCCATATTTGATGAATCTTTTAAACTTTGTAAAGAAAATGGGGAAACCGATAAATACTTAATGACGTTTCAAAATTTTATAACTAGAATTCCTAAGTGGAATTCAATTATCATTGAAGCTGAACGTAAAAGAATTATTGAGAGAAGTGGATGTTCTTATTTAGAAGAATTAGTAACATGTATACATATTATTCAATTAAAATTACTTACAGCTATGCGTGTTGGTCAAAAACAAAAAAAGATTGATATAAATATTCCAAAATTAGATGATTTTGTACATAAAGCATATATCAATGTTGCAAGAAAGGTATACAAAAATGTATATCTTTTTGAATTAAATTCACAACCATTACAAATTCAAAAATATAATCGTGAACTTGAAATTATTGTGCAAGAATGTATTCTTAATGCAGTTAGAGAAAGTATTCCAGTTGAAAGTATTTTGCGAGCATATATGGATGAAACTGTGGAAGAAGATATAGTAGAAGAAATTAATGAACAAATTTTGGATACACCAGTAAAAGAAGAATCTCAAACTATTGTTGAAGGAAATGAAGGCAATATAAGTTTAAAATTTAACGATGTAGATTCAGTTGTTAGTAATAGTGGACAACATGAATTAGTTACTGCACCAAAAAGTATTCAGAGACTTGAAGAAATTAGTACATTAAGAAATATTCAAAGGAAAATGGAAGAAGAGGAAGAACAATCAAATGATGAAAAAATTAATATTTTAAATGAGGAAGTAATACTTGATAGTTTAGATGTTCAAATAATAAATCCACCTGAAATAAATTTAGAACCAAATTTTTTATTAGATGATATTGAAGTTTTAGCATAAATTTGGGGGGTATCCCCCGCACGCCCCATTTACACTTTAATAATATGTTGAAAGTATATAACAAAATTATAATAAAGGAAAGTTTCTAAGCTTTGGAAAAAAATGCGTTACTAACAAATTAGAAATGTAAAAATATATTTTAATATGGATAATATATTTTTAGTAGCAGCAATTATTTCGGTAATTTATTTTATTGCAAAATTTTTAGAAATGAGATATGTAGATAAAGAACCTAAACCACTTAAAATTTTAGTAAGAGATTCGTTATTAGTTTATGTTAGTGTAGTAGCAGGGCATTTTATAATAAATCAATTACAACCAGTAATACATGAAAATATAGCACAAAATTCAATACCATTAGCATTTACAGATAATCCACCGTTTTAATAAAACTGGACTTTTTTGAATAAAACTGGACTTTTTTGAATAAAACTGGACTTTTAGCGACCCGTCCATACTTTTACAAATGGGTTAATAACTTTTTTCCTTTTTAGATCTTCATTATATTCATCATAGTTGTAATCAAATGCTCTATATTGTTTAATTATATCACCAAATAATGATTGTTTTTTTAATAAACTTGGATACTCTTCACAAAATAACAATCCTAATACTCTTTCTAATGCACAACGATCAGTTCTATTTTTAATAACATTAACTAAATTTGTAATATTATATTTATTTTGTAAATGCTGTAAAAAAGATAATTTTATATATGATTGTGCTCCAAAACATAAATTAAATTTTTGTTTATTAAATCCTAGAATATTCATATCGGTCGCATTTAGACGTCTAATAATATTTCCATTATTATTTAAAACAGATGCAATTCGTAATATATTATTTAAATTTTCTTTGTCATAGACATGATGCCATAATGGTAAAACTTGCATTTGAAATGTTTCAAATGGAATTCGTCTATGGACAAATAAACTATCATGTATTATAATAGCATTTTCAAACCATTTATGTTTTAAATAATAAATATAAGGTAGAATTTCTCCGCTTCCTGGATGCTCTGATTGAATAATAGTTAAATTTTTATAAGGAAAATCTGATTTAACAAATTGTTTATTGCTATTATCATCTATAATTACAATTTGTTTATAAGGATAAAATGTTCTAATCAATTTAATACTTTGATTCCAATATCTATTCGTTTTTTCAGAATTTACGTGTCTAGTAATAATAAACCCAAAGTCTGAATTAGCCATTTATTAATATAAATATATATTTTATATTAATTAAAATACTAGTAAATTACTTATTTAGCAACAACATGGTAATTCATCTATATTTATTATTTGTTCTGATTTTGGAATATTTTTATTGGATATAATAAATTTGCTAAATTCAGGACGTTCTAATTGTGATGCAGGTGTGTGTTTATGTACATAACGAGCTATCATTTTATATAATTTAAAATCGGGATATCGTTCTACACCATTATTTTTATATAAAACATTAATACCATTATCATCTAAGCACCAATCTATAATTATTTTAATAAGAGAAGATAATTCATTTTGTGGACTAGTTAAATTTTTAATCATATCAAAATCTTCAATTACATAATCAAAAATAGAACATGCTAAACGACAAAGATCAAAACTGAAATTAGGTTCTAAACGTGGTTTTTTATCATTAAAAAATGGTTCAGTATTATATTGAGTAGCAGCATCACCTCCAGTTTGAAAACTATCACTACAAAATATTTTACCATTAAATTTATAAATTGCACGGCCAAAATCAATAATTTTATATATTTTTCCAAAAGTAGGAACCTTATATGTTTTTTTTTTATATACATAATATAAAAATTTTTTGTTAGTGTGAATATACATAACATTGTTTGTATGTAAGTCATTATGTGTAAAAGAAAACATTTTTTGATAAGTAATAAGTGTCATAATTATTTGCATTAATGCAGAAAACCATTCTTCTTCTTTGAGTTCTCCATTAATAATTAAATCATCAAATGTATTTTCACAATGTTCCATACATATAACCTGAACTGGAAATTTGGGAAAAGTAAGTGTTAATGTTTCTTCTTCTAAATCAGATTCATCATCATCATCATCATTATCGTCACCATTAGCATTATCAGATTCTATCCCAGAAAAAGAACCAGATTCAGATCCAGATCCAGATCCAGATTGTTTACTAATATTTTCATCCCCTAGCTCATTTTTATTATCACAATCATTTAAATCTTCATCAATATCATCATCATTAGTATGTGATGTTCTAGATGAACATGTAGACCCAGATTTTAAAGTTTCGGACTTTTTTTGATTTTGAATATCAAACTCATTAGAATCAGTAATATCAACTAACTCTACTTTCAAATTTTTAACATCGTCTAGAGATAAAGTAGTTTCCATATTTGCTTCAAAAATATTTTCAAATAATGAATCGTCAATAGATTTTATAGAATAATTAGACTTTAAACTATTAGATATTTTTAAAGGAACTAATTGTTGTATTTCAGTGTTAGTAATGAGATGAGAATAATCTTCAACTTTAAATAAAATATTTTGTTGTTTATTAAAAAAATCAGATTGAATTAAATAATCTAAATCATCAATAATATTAATTTTATAATCATTTTTGATGGCCAAAAATGATCCATAATAATCTAATCCATGAAGAAAATAATATTCGTTTAATGTTTTGCTAGTTAAATATGAAAAAAATCCATCAATAAATGATGAATTATTAGGATCAGATATTTTTGGATGAATTTTAATAGAACTATCAAAAGATGGTAAATTAAATAAATTAGTATCATTATGATTATATTTACCCACAAGATACTTGAAGGGATCAAGTAAAGGTGCCATTTTAAAAAAAACTTTTTGAGTGTTAGTTAAATCATCATCATCATTAATATTTTTTAATTTACAATAAAATATACGTTCATCATCATCATTGTCGTAATGTTTAGGTTCCTTAATATCAGATATGTGCCATTTGTGATTTAAATTAATAGAATTAAAGTTGGTATTATTTAAAGAAAAAAATTTTTCATAAATAGGTATATAATTTTGAACATTAGATAAATTAATAACTTTGTTAGTTTGAAATTTGTTAAATAAATTAACATTTTTGCGTTTTTGGTAATTTACAGAAATCGTCATTAGGTAAATAAAATATAAATAATAATAATATTTAACTTATTATAAATTTAAATATTGAAAAAAACCCTTAATATAAAAAAACTGAAAACATGTTAATTAATAATAGTAAATTTGTTAGTATAAGTGTTCCTATAGTATTAAATTTAAAAATATTTTTTGTATAAATTATACGGAAATTTAGATGTCTATAGTATTATTCGTTTGTATAATATATAAATTAAAATCTATTCAATATAATATGAATTTAGAGCTTAAAAAGTTTGATATGAAAAGTATTAGTTTTAAACCAAATGAAGCTAAAGGTCCAGTAATAGTGTTAATTGGAAGACGTGATACAGGTAAATCGTTTTTGGTAAGAGATTTGTTATATTATCATCAGGATATACCGATTGGTACTGTAATATCAGGAACAGAAGAAGGAAACGGGTTTTATGGAAAATTAGTTCCAAAACTGTTTATACATAATGAATACAATACAGCTATTATTGAAAATATTTTGAAACGACAGCGTGGTGTTTTGAAACAAATAAAAAAGGAAATGGAACAATTTAATAGGTCAACAATTGATCCGAGAACATTTGTAATTTTAGACGATTGTTTATATGACAACACATGGGCACGGGATAAGATGATGCGGTTGTTGTTTATGAACGGGAGGCATTGGAAGGTAATGTTACTCATCACAATGCAATATCCTTTAGGCATCCCTCCGACACTCAGAACTAACATTGATTACGTCTTCATTTTGAGAGAACCTTATATCGCCAATAGAAAGCGTATTTATGAAAACTATGCTGGTATGTTTCCCACACTGGAATCGTTTAGTCAAGTGATGGATCAGTGCACAGAAAATTATGAGTGTTTAGTAATTAATAATAATTCCAAATCAAATAAACTGCAGGATCAAGTGTTTTGGTATAAGGCAGATGCTCATAATGACTTCAGATTGGGATCAAAAGAATTCTGGGATTTATCAAAACAAATAAATGATGATGACGAAGAGGAACAATATGATCCAAATAATGTGAAGAAAAGAGGTCAGGGACCAAAAATTTCGGTAAAAAAGAACAAGTGGTAACCCGATTTTAAATATAATAAGCGAATCAAAATCTGCTTCTGATGTGGCAGAAGCGGTAAAAAACAAAACTATATTCAATGATTACTTTTATGAAACAACTTAATAATAATAATCTAAGATTTAATTTGTTTTATATTTTTTATTGTTTTATTTTTTTTTATTTTTTTATATTTTGAATAATTACCTCCTATTAATTGTTTCTCCATAACGGTGTCATCACGTATTTGGTTTATAATTCTAAAACCTTTTCCTATATAAAATCCTACTGCGGAAGGAATTGAATTAAGTTTGATTTTTTGTAATTGGAGATTAAATACAATTTCAGTCAATAATTGTAACAATCTAGATCCAGATCCTCCAGATCCACATAAAATATCTAATTTACAATATCCACCCTCTCTAGGTATAAATGTAGCTAGGGCAAACCCAATTACATTTCCATAAAGTGGAATACTTTGATCTACTCCTGAATCGGATTCAGGATATTCCACTAGTAATAATGTATTGGAAGAAGATTTTAAATAAAAATCAATCTCATCGTAATTAATTTTATTATTACACAGTATACCAGAATCAACTAAAGATAAAATCTCGTCATAATAATAGTCATGTTCTTTACTATTATAACTAATTAAATGATTGTAATTTGGATTAGATTTTAATAATTGTCCATATTTTGTAACTTCATTTACACCTTTTCTCATTTAAAACGCCCATTTTAAATGAAAATAACGGGATAGGAGGGATTTGAACCACTCATCTGTAGTTTAAAACAATACTGCTCTAACCAAATTTGAGCTACTATCCCAATTTATATTAGTAAATTGTTTTTAAGTTTTTTTTATTTATATATTTATAAATATGTAAATGGGCGTTTTAAATGAGAAAAGGTGTAAAAATATTATTGGGTGTATCATAATATATATTTATAAATATATTTATAAATATATTACACCTTTTCTCATTTAAAACGCCCGTAATATTTAATTTTATTATGATTTAAAATAGTAATATTATAAATCATAATAATGAAAAATATATATATTCCAAAAGATGTATTAAATGTAATATTAGAATATGATGGCAGAATAAAATATAAAAATGGTAAATATGTAAATGTAATACATAAAAATGATGAAAGATATAATATTATTATGCCAGTTATAAGTAAAAAAATTGTAATAATGAAAAATATAGATTTGCGTGGTAAAGATTTTTATTTTGAATTTGGATTTGATATAGATTCTAGAGTAGGGTTATGTTATGATTATGGGTTTAATGCACCCAATACATTTGAAATATGTTATTATGATACAAGAACCGATTGGAACCAAATTAGGACATATTTATAAAATGGGCGTTTTAAATGAGAAAAGGTGTAAAAAAGCATTAATTATCAAACTACTTAAAATAAAATGTATTTATAATATAATGAATATTTTACAATATTTAACAATAGCGTTTCTGTTTGTTCCACAAATTTATGCCTACACTAACAAACGCTTAACCAAGGTTGAATTATCAATGAAAAAAGAGAAAGATAATTCAGAAACTAAATTATCAATATTATATAAACCCAAATCCGAAAACCAAAAAGCTTATGTAAATGCTTTAAATAAAAAGGATGATTGTATAACTATTGTTACTGGGCCTGCTGGGACAGGAAAGACATTAATGGCATGTAATGCAGCAGTCCAGTATTTAAAAGAAACCAAAATAGATAAGATAATTATTACAAGACCAGTAGTATCTGTAGAAGAAGATTTAGGTTTTTTACCAGGATCAATTGCAAAAAAAATGGATCCATGGACGAGACCGATCTTTGATATTTTTGAAGAATACTATTCAAGAACACAAGTAACTAACATGGTTCAAAATGGACAAATAGAAATAGCACCATTAGGTTTTATGCGTGGACGCACATTTAAAAATGCGTTTATTATTGCAGACGAAATGCAAAATAGTAGTCCAAATCAAATGTACATGCTTTTAACAAGAATAGGCTTAAATAGTAGAATGGTAATAACTGGAGATTTAGAACAAAGCGATAAATACGATAATAATGGGTTAAAAGATTTATTAATAAAATATAAAAAAGCTGAAAAACCGAAAAATATTTTGTTAGTAGAACTGGATAAAACAGATGTTCAGAGAAGTGAATTAGTTAAAGATGTCATGAAAATATATGAAAAACAAGAAGAAGTTATAAAAACAAATTTAATCTCTTTAACAAATGTAAAACCTTTTACAACAATTAGTTCTCCATTAAAAAATGCTAGTACAAGGAAATTAATAATGGAAATAACACAAAACGGAGACAATGATGCAGCTTTAATGCCTAGGAAGGATCTGATTAAATAACTTGCCATTTAAATGTATTACAATTATCACATTTATAAAATTGTTTTCCTTTATTTGGTCCCTCTTTTTTGACGGTTTGGATTCTAACAGGACCTTCACATACCTGACAATTTATAGTATCTTTTTTATAACATGGTACACATTTAGTTCTTTCTTTATGTTCGTCCAATACCGTAAAAACATCACCACATTTTTCACATGATAATTCAATATATTTTTCATTTTGTTTTTTAATTTGAAAACACTCATAACATCTTGGTTTGCGTGGATCTAAAGATGTTATTATTGTCATGCAGTCAATACATTGTTTTACATTAGGTTTACAAATTGAACACACCTTGTCTTTTCCGTTAAGTAATTGAGTAAATTGATTTATACATTTTTGACAATTTGATACTTTATGAGTGTATTTACAAATTAAACACAAATTATCACCGTTTATTTTTCTTGTTCCCAAATTACAATTGATACACTCAATAATTTCAATACTTTTTAACAAATTTTGTAAAACTTTTTTTTGTTTTGTTTTAATTTTTGCTGGAATGCAAGAACAGATTCCTTTAATTCCTTTAGCACTTTGTACAAATATTTTGTGAGAATTACATACATAACAAATAGAGTCTGTTATATATTCATCAGTATTTGAAATAAGAGAATTATTTTCTTTTTTATTTTTTTTATTTTGGTTTCTCTTTTGCAGGCGTTCTAACCGATTTCGTTCTGTTGTTCCAGGAGGCCATTCATTTTTTCTATCATTTTTTAAATCGGTTTCAGCACGTTTCATTAATTTATAGTTTTCATCATTTTCGCCAACTACTCCATAGCGATGATTACAAGTACTTCCAACATTGAATACTATTCCAGATAATTCATTTTGAAATTCAAAACAATAATTTATGGGTTGACTACATATACAATTATAATTACCATGAGTTATAGTATAACATGTAAAATCTGAATTTTCACTAGAACCTATAATATTTCCGTCTATTACAATTTCATTAAATGCAATTTTTAAATCCAAAAAACTTTGTAGTCGAATGATATAATTACGAGGGTATGTTAGTAATAGAAGAAATATAAATTTGTCTGCTTTTGCAGGAGTCAAATCAAATTTTTCTTTCATATATTTTATTAATTTAGTCCAATAATATTCATAATCGGTTCTTGTAGGAAAACGAACAGAAAATTCTGGCTCATCCATACAAGATAATACTAAATCTTTTAAATCAGAATTAAACTGTAATTTTGTTATAGCAGTCCATCCTCTATCTCTGATATAAGTTTCCATATTTAGATGTTTGAGTTATAATATAATTATTAAGAAAAAGATTAATAATTATAAATTCAATTTTTTATTTTTTATTTAAATACTTTGACTCAAATGTTACATTATTACATTATTTGGCTCCACCTTTCTCAAAGGTGGTAGCAAAAGGTCCCGATTTCAATTGTGATTGACCATAATCAGTCTTACCAACAACAACATTTTCACTCTCAAACAATTCGGCACGAATATCTGCTGCTGATATAGTCTCAGGATCTTTATTAGAAAAGGTTTGCTCTGTAGTATTGAATCCAGCTCCAACCAAATTACCTTCAACATCAATATCTTGCGTAACTACATTACCATATTTTTCAGCATTCTTTTTGTTTTCATCAATAGCCTTTTGTTTGGTTTCCTTAACACGTTGTTCAAATGCTGATTTAGCAGCAGTCTCATTTTTCTTCTTTTCATGTGCAAGTTGATTAAGCTCTTCTTCCAAATATTCAACGCGTCCAGTTTTATATGCTTCGGGTTCCCAAGGTAGCCAAGTGCCTACAGGACCAACAAAAACATCAAAACTAGGATCAGTTTCTCGTAAAAGTCTAGCACGCAATTCGGCTTCTTCTTGTGAAGCAAAGTTACCTCTAGATTTAAACCCACGAACCGAAGTTTGAAAATTATATTTAATGTTAAATTTCTTTTCCAAATCCTCCTCCTCCTTATCTAGGAAGGTCTTATAATCATCGTCAATAGTTGTATTTATAATAGTTTCTCGTTCTTCTTTAATAAATCCTTCAAAATCTTTAACGATCTCATCAAATGTTAATTTATATTTAAAAGAAACAAAATTTAAAAATTGATGGAACTTTTCCATGGATTTATTCATTTCCCATTTCTTTAGGAACTCTTCAAAGAAAAACTTCTCTCTTTGTTTAATAGTTGTTTCAGGGGAAATAAAAGAGAAACAACCAAATGATTGTCCTGCAATTGGCTTATCAACCTCTAACAAATCAACATATTTAGGATTAGGAGAGCCATCCTTCTTATCCTTTCTTTCAAATGCATTTTTTTTGGGGGCGTTTGATTTACTAGATTTACCACTCATTATGTATTTTATAAATTGTTGGTTTTAAGTTTTAATTTGTAAAATTATTATTTTTTTCTTTTTATTTTATATAAAGATGGGAATGTTTAATATTGCCGAGCTTATTAAGCGAATCATTAAGTATTTAATTGAGGGTTTAATGGTTGCAATTGCTGCATTTGCAATTCCAAAACGTTCATTGAACCTTGAAGAGATTGCATTAATCGCATTAACTGCAGCTGCTACTTTTGCTATTCTAGATACATATATTCCATCCATGGGTGTAACTGCACGATCAGGTGCTGGATTTGGTATTGGTGCCAACTTGGTTGGGTTCCCAGGTGGACTTTAAATATAATATTCAAGAATATCTTTAAATACTTTTAACAATAATATATTTTAATCGGATTATAATATATTATGTCGTCACAGCAATCATTACCTGAAATGCCAGCATTAAATTTAGATGATATGGTAGTTGAACATCCAGTGTCTGATTCACCAGTAGGTGTGAATGAATTTCCTGATTCTCCTAATAATAATATTGAAATTGCGTCCCCTCCTTGGTATGAAAATGAGGAAAATTCACCTCTACAAGAAAATGCTACCAATTTTACAAATAATAGTCCATTAATATCTCGTAAATTGCAAAGAGACTTTGATGACGAAAATGATGACGAACCAACTAACAAAAGACAAAGAAGAGGTGGTAAAAGAAAATCTAACAAAAGAAAATTTAAAAAATCTAGAAAATCAAAAAAATCTAGAAAATCTAGAAAATCTAGAAAATCTAAAAAATCTAGAAAATCTAAAAAATCTAGAAAGATAGGAGGAGGTTCATCTATTAGTGCAGATCAAGATTTAAATCAATTAAATGATAAACCTACATTTACACCGTCGCAATAAATTCCCAATTTAATTCCATACACATTTTTTTCCATGTTTCATCTTGTTCAATAAGTTTTTCGCGGTCTTTTAAAAGAGGAATATCATGTAAAAACTGAGATTCCTCTAAAAGTTCGCAAAATTTAAATAAAACGTAATAATAATTTAAAAAGTTAACACGATAATCAGGACAAGTTTTAGCATAAGGAGCCTGTATTTCCATAAATAAATTACAAAGCGTATCTTCTAATTCAGGGCTAAAAACAGGTGGTTTGATCCCCAATTTATTTTTAATAAATGCAATGTGTTCATAATATTTATTAAATCCAAGTTTTTTCAATATTTCCTTTGTTTTATGATGGGTTAAAAGTTCCAATCCAATTCTTTCTTTTTTAATTTGTTGCTGTATTTGATCAATTACATCATCAGGAATTTGAGTTGTTTCTTTACCCTGAAATTGAGCTAAAATTTCCTTAAAATGATTAATTTTTTTATATGCATAAAAACAAACTTCTTTGGGAGGTTCTTTATAACTAGGTTTTTCATTTTCAATTAAATAAGGTATATGTACAGCACACTCATTACAAATTAATACACCCTCATCATCAAGTGGAATCATTTCACCTTTATGACAAAATTTACATATATCGGTTTCTCTAATAAAAGAATTCATATCAAGAAAAGTTTCATCAATATTTGTTAAATATTTTTGAACAATATTTTTATTTCTATTTTCATGTATGTTTTTTTCTTTTTCAGAGGCATCAGGTTTAACTTTAAAAATGTTAAAAAGTAATTGATTTTTAGAGGTGACAGGTTTATTAGATTCGTCCACATTATTAATATTTTTCTTATTTTCAAAATATTCAAAAATTAATTTAGAATTATCAAGAAAATAATTATTTTTTTTATTTTTTAGTTGTTTGATAGTTTCATTTATTTCTTTTAAACGGTCTTTTATTTCCATAATTAGCTCAATAGGTAAATTAGTTTCAAGTTCTAATTGTTTTTTTAAACTATAACGTTCCTCTTTTAACTTAGGAATTATATCAAATTCGTCTTTAGTAAATTCATTAATAAATTCCTTATGTTTACCATCTAGAGTGGTAGAATATTTTTTACAAATTTTGATTTTTTTATTAGCCTTTGGTTTAAAAGATAACATTAATAATATGTATATATAAAGGACAGAAATATTTAATTAATAATTTTTTTAAATATATAAACTATAAAATAGTTAAAAAATAAAAAAAAGTTTAGTTTAGTAAAATAATGGAAATTGAAACGAATATTCCAAATATAGATTTAAATGTAGATAAAATAAAATTTCAAAAAATGGTTTTTTTGTATAATGCTTTAGATAATGGTTGGTCAATAAAAAAACGTAAAGATTCATATATTTTTACTAAAAATCATGAAGGTAAAAAAGAAATATTTGATGAGTCATATTTAGCTATATTTATGAAGGAAAATACAAACATTAATAATATTTTATCGTAAAATGTAGATAATTTAATTAAATGAATTAATTTAATTAAATTAATTTCCAAAAAATTTTTTTCTTTTAGGAATGTATAAAATGGGAGGCGGATTAATGCAACTCGTAGCTTACGGAGCTCAGGACGTATACCTTAAAAGCCTGTAGGGTAGAAAAACATCGGGGAATATCGAAAAAATAAGATATTCATAAAGCCCTTTATGGACACTCTAAAGAGTACCATGGATGTTAATCAGGGATAACAAATAAATTTGGTTATGAAAACCCCTGGTGAGAAAATCAAACTGCTTGAAACCCCTAAAGCTTATTCTACTAAACAATTATTGTGAAATAATTGCGGCCAAGACAAAAAACTTGGGTATAGTAAAAATGAATAAGATAAAATTAATTTGTGATACAAATATTTGTAATATATTAAAGTTAATTTTAATGGGCAATGAGCATCCAAGCTTCTTTATTATTTAAAAATAATCAATATAAATATAAAATATTATGAAATTATAAACATGACAGAAAAACAATGCGACACATGTAATATTTGTAAACCATTAGAATTATATAGAATGAATTCTGAACCTGAAAATTCATATTCTAAAACGTGTAAAAAATGCTTAAACGAAAAAGATAAAATAAGGAAAATAAATCTTAGAAAAAAAAAGTTGGAAACTGTAACAGCAAAATGTGAAAAATGCCAAGAAGAAAAAGTATTAAGATATTTTGCTAAGCTTAAAAAGTTTTATAAAAAAAAGATTTGTATTTCGTGTTATCCTGTTTTTTTAAGAGAACAAAAAAATGAATGGTGTAAAAAAGAAAGTGAAACGAATATAAATTATAGATTAAAAAAATCACTAGCTGCTCGTTTAAGAAATGTTTTAAATAAAAATGATTCAACAATGAATTACATAGGTTGCAATATACAATTTTTACGTGAATGGTTTGAATACAATTTTAATGAAAATATGTCATGGGATAATTATGGTTCTTTTTGGTCAATAGACCATATTATTCCTGTTTGTAAATTTGATTTGACAAATGAAATAGAAAAATTACAATGTTGGAATTGGTCTAATTTAATGCCAGTTACCATATATTTTAATTCATCTAAAAAAGAAATAAATATAGATCAAATTAATAATATTTTAAAACAAATAGAAAATTTTAAAGAAGAAGGTTCAACGACTAAATGGTTTTCGGAAGAATATAATTTTGCTAAAACGGTTACATTAAAAGTAGATAATATACAAGTAAAATAATTTTTTTTAAGATATAGTCTAATCCTTGTTGAAAGACAAGGTAGAGGAAATGTACAGGTAATCCTCAAATTACTTTCTGGAAAGTAACATATCGTCGTTACACAAATTTTGCCATTGAATCAATTGAACAAACATTCAATGGTCAAGCCGATTTCGGTCGTCGTGTGCAATGCACTATCTCCCGTAACGGAGATCTTGCCTATCGCACTTATTTACAAGTAACACTTCCCGAGATCAATCAACTCATGGGTATTGCTTCCTTCGCTGTTGGCGTTGGATCTGGAGTCTATGCTCGTTGGTTGGACTACCCTGGTGAGCAACTTATTGCTCAAGTTGAAGTTGAAATTGGAGGTCAAAGAATTGATCGTCAATATGGTGACTGGATGCACATCTGGAACCAACTTACCATCACTGCCGAGCAAACACGTGGCTACTGGAACATGATTGGTAACACTACTCAACTTACCTTCATTACTGATCCCTCTTTCTCTGAGGTTGATGGCCCTTGCGATTCCTTGGCTCCTCGTCAAGTTTGTGCTCCCCGTAATGCTCTTCCTGAAACAACTCTTTACATTCCCCTTCAATTCTGGTTTTGCACCAACCCTGGTCTTGCATTGCCTTTGATTGCCCTTCAATATCACGAAGTCAAGATCAACCTTGATATCCGTCCTATTGATGAGTGCTTGTGGGCTGTTACTACTTTGAGTTGCAACAATGATTCTTATGCTAATAACTTAACTGGTAAATTGGTCAACGGTGGTCCAGGTGGACCTCAAGGAAAGGCTGTTGATGGTTATGCTGCCAACCAATATGCCCCTGGTCGTCCAGTCCCTGCTGCCATTGCTTACAATCAATCTTTGGTTGCTGCATCTTTGTATGTTGACTACGTTTTCTTGGATACTGATGAACGTCGCCGATTTGCCCAAAATCCTCACGAGTATTTGATTACCCAACTTCAATTCACTGGTGATGAGTCAGTCGGTTCATCTTCAAACAAGATCAAGCTTAACTTTAACCACCCCGTTAAGGAGCTTATCTGGGTTGTCCAACCAGATCAAAACGTTGACTATTGTTCATCTTTAGTTTGTGATGCCTTATTGTTCAAGGTTCTAGGTGCTCAACCTTTCAACTACACTGATGCTATTGATGCTCTCCCCAATGCTATCCATGCATTTGGAGGTCCTGCTGCTACTGCTGCTGATAGCCGATCGTACATTGATGCCCGTGGTATTTTCCAAGATGCTGGTGCTCTTGATTATGATATTCCTGCTGGTTTCACTGGATACTGGCATGGACCCCAAAATCCTTACAATGAAGTCAACTTTGGAGGACCAACTGTTCCATTCAACCCTAATGGTGCTACTGGAATTCTTGGAGGTATCGGAAACATTGGAGATGCTGGTCTTTCCATTTTGAGTCAACTTAAGGATTTGGCTGCACAAGGTCACTCTGAGGGATCAACTGTTTCTGATGCCGGAACATTCGTCCTTTGCGAAACCTCTCTTGACTTGCACTGCTGGGGCCAAAACCCCGTCGTCACCGCTAAGCTCCAACTTAACGGCCAAGATCGTTTCTCTGAGCGTGAAGGAACCTACTTCTCGTGGGTCCAACCTTACCAAGCCCACACCAGAAACCCTGATGAAGGTATTAACGTTTACTCATTCGCCCTTCGCCCTGAGGAACACCAACCAAGCGGCACGTGCAACTTCTCCCGTATTGACAATGCCACACTTCAATTGGTCTTGTCTAACGCCACGGTTGAGGGAACCAAGACTGCTAAGGTCCGTGTCTATGCCACTAACTACAACGTGCTAAGAATTATGTCGGGCATGGGTGGATTAGCTTACTCAAATTAAATATTTTGTTACCATTTATGGTTTCATATTTTTATATACAAATTAATAATTAAATTAAATAATACTTTTTAATTATTAAAGCAATAAACAATGTTTGCTCCCAAACCTTACGGAGCTAAATAATTATTTTTAGTAAAACAACTTAAATAAAGGGAGTGAATTATACTATAACACCCATGGACATAGTTAGAGCTTTCAATGCAAATGATTTACATACAGATATTGTAATTAAAGGTGATGTTAATAATCCTTTATTTCGTGCTAGTGATATAGGAAATATTCTAGATATTTCAACTATAAGATCTGTTATTCGGGATTTTAATGAAACTGAAAAGGTAGTGCATACTATGCACACCCTAGGTGGAACACAACAAGTAACATTTCTTACAGAAAAAGGTTTATATAAAGTATTATTTAAATCTAGAAAACCTATTGCCGAAAAATTCCAAAATTGGGTATGTGAAGTTATAAAAGAAATTAGATTGAATGGTTTATATAATTTACAAAAAGAATTAGACAAACAACAATTAGAAATGCAATTATTAGAACAAAATAAAAATAAAGAAATGGAATTAAAAATAATTAAAGAAAAGGAGCTTGAAAAAGAAAAGTTATTATTAACACAATATGCTAATATAGGTTCTATTATCTACATTATTAAAGTAAGAACAAATGAGGATGGAACATATATTATTAAACTTGGTGAAAGTAGAGATGGAGTAACAGGACGATACAATGAATGTAAGACAAAACACAAAAATATTTTATTATTAAATTGTTTTCAAGTTGATAAATCTAGAAACTTTGAGCGTTTTTTATTGGGTCATAATGATATAAATAAAAATAGAGTATTTAATTTACAAGGACATGAAACAGAAAAAGAATTAATATTAATTGGAACTTCATTAACATATAAGATGTTATTAAAAATTATTGAAGATAATATTGATAACTATAAATATAAAATTAATGAACTCTTATTAGAAAATCAATTATTAAAAGAAAAAATAAATTCAAATCAAACAACATTTCAATCAAATTCAAGCAACGAACTAACAGAATTAAAACAACTAATTATTAGCTTATCATGCGAAATGACTGAACTTAAAAAAACTAACCAACTAATTTTAAGCAAACTTAATGAAAAAGAAACTAAACTAGTTACTGGTTTTAATCAACAGATCCCGAACTTAGGACCACGATTACAAAAAATTAATCCAGAGAATTTACAACTTATAAAGGTTTATGAAACTGTAACAGAATTAATGAACGAGGATAAAAATATTAAACGTCCAAGTATAATGAAAGCAATTCAAGAAAATACTATCTATTATGGCTTTCGTTGGCAATTAGTAGAGAGAAATTTGGATCCAAATATTATTCATTCTTTAGAACATACAAAAGAAACGAAGGTTCAAAATTTAGGATACATTGCTCAAATAAATAGTGAAAAGACAGAAATAATTAATGTATATTTAGACAGAAAAACAGCTGCACAATTGAACGGATATGAATCTAGCTCCGCATTAGATAATCCAGTTAAGAATTTCACATTGACTAAAGGGTATTTTTATAAATTATATAATGATTGCGAATCAAAATTGAGAGAAGAATTTGAAGAAAAAAATGGACAGCCTTTATTATATAAAAATGGCGTAGGTCAATTTGACTTGGAAAATAATTTAATACGAGAGTTTTCATGTAAATATGATTGTATTAAATCATTAAATATGAGCGACAAAACATTAGCAAAAGCACTTGACAAAAATATTTCATACAATGGTTTCTATTTCAAAGAAATTGGGTCTAAATTAAAAACCATTAATTTATAATAACATATATATAATTAGCATCATAAATGCAAATCTTACACGTATAGTATCTAAAACAATAAATCACGGCCCTAAATTTATTTTGGTTGTTTATTAGATCGTAATATGAACCGGTATAAAAAATAATTTATATTTTTAATAAATCTTTCAACTTTATATGCAGTCATATATAATATATAAAATAATATTTTTATATTATTTTTTTAAATATAAGAATAATTTATAAAATACCATTTTTTACTAAAGCGACACTCTATACCAATCTGGCTTTTCTCTTCGCTTGTTCCAAGAAGCAATTATTTGCTTTTCTGGAGACATATAATAATTTCTATATGACTCAACAGCATCATCACATTTGTATTCAATTGGCATTGCAAGGGCAAACGGTGTTAAACCCTCAACTTCAAAATTAGACGGCATATTTGCCTTTAAAATTTGTGCCATAAGATATGCTTTATGAAATTTTGTATCTGGATGTCCATAACGATATCGCCATTCATTATGAAGCTCTTCCACTAGATCAAGTGTCCACTCAAAATTTGCTTTGGATTTGCGGCACCAAATAGTGACAGGATGGTTCTTATGAGCTAATTTGTATAGATGTTCATTTACATTATCATCTGGATCTAAAATTCGTTTTGCAGTGCAAAGCATTTGAACTGCTTCCAATAATATTTTACTAACATGTTTATCCATCATAAACTGAGCAATTTCTCTTTGAATTAATGAAAGAATAAATAGATTCATTTTAAATGTATTATAAGTTAAATATGTTAAATTTGGAATTAAATATGATGTAAAAAGTATTTCAATTTTATTATAAAAAAATAAAAAACTAATTATATATTTAAAATTAATTAAATTCAATAGATACAAATATATATTTAATATTAAATACAAAATTATTATTTAATTTTTATCTACTTTGATCTTCGGCTGCTACTGTTGCTGCTGCTACTGTTGTGGCTGCTGTTACCTTTCTAGGAGGACGAGTAATACAATATCCAGTTTCTCCATTATCTTCATTGTCAAATTCTTCTTCTTGGTCGTAATCTACAGGTGTATCTCGTAGAGTCGCCCGAATGAAAGTAGCTCCGTCGGAATCCAAAAATATTCGCAGGTTTTCAATAAATTTATTTTTGACAGCACGCTGTCCATAATTGCATATGACATCAATGCGGTAGTGATCTTCGCCATTTTGGCTGATTGCAGTCATGTGGACATTCATATAGCTGGTTAGCCCGTTGTATAAGCAATATCTAATATTGGCATAATAAAGAGCTTTTGTTGGACCACGCCGTGAATCTGTATATTTGGGCATTAAAATTGTCGCTCCTGGTGTGCAAGAAATGAACTTGTGTATAAGTCCCAAAAGTCGCTCATGTGGAATTTTTTCTCTAGGGATGACAATTGGTAAGCCTATTGGCTGTGAATATAGGTCAGATCTATATATAGTTTTTATTTTAAATCCTTCCTCTTCTGTTAGTGGAATATAGCCCACATGAAGTGACTCACCTGGTAATAATGGTATCATTGCAGTTGGATCATTTTCTATTTTATATGGTGGAGTGCTTTTAGGTATTGATGATAAAGATTGAAATAGTGACATATTACTTGGTATTGGTATAGTAAAGTTAGAGTTAGGTTGTGTATTAGTTTGGGTATTAGATGCCATTGTATTTATTAATCTAATCTAATTATATTTAATTAATTGTAATTCAATTTTTTTTATTCATAAAAATCTATAATAAAATTTTAATTTTAATTAATAAAAAATAAATTTTATTAATTAAATAAAAAAATAAAAAAATAAAAAATACATGTAAAAAATGAATAATATTTAATTTATTTTTTTATTTTTTTATTTAATTATTTTTTTTAAATCATATCAAGCTTAGTCATGCTTAACAATAGTTCACGTGGATCAAAATCTAAAATAATTTGTTTTTTTAATTTGTTTGGTGCATTTGGCCCACGTGTGTTAGTTATTTCAGCTTCATACTCTGTTTTTAAATTGTCGCCAAGCTCAGGAAGATCAGTAAATATTTGCTGATAAAATTGAAGAAGCATGTCGTATTTATCATTTTGATTATGAGGGATATCAAACGATATGTTTTGTAAAAATTCACTATTTCTAATTTTGTTTAATAATATTAACAAAGACCATGACTGACAAAACACATCGCCATCACAAACTTGGGCCGGGCTACTCAAATCTACAAATTGAGACGTGTAGCCCAGGTTTTCAAAGAAAGGAATAACTACTTCATTTGAAACTTCTGCCATGTAAATGCCTGCTTGGCCCTCCTTAGTCCTATCAAAGGCAGGATCTATAGTCAAAATAGTCTTTGAGTCATTATTTAGTATGTAACTTTGAAAGTGAGTTTCCATATCCAATTTATCCTTTTGGATGTTAGTAGCGGTGAATACAACTATGCCTTTTCTTTTGCTCATTTCGTCACAAAATTTTACAATTTGTTTGGCTTTGTCATCGCGGCTTTTCCCATTTTGAACAAACGCATTAAATGTACGAATGCATTTTTTTGCTTGATTATCAACATCCGGATTATATTTTACAATGATATACCTACGAATACTTTCGTCTCCTAATAGGATCTTAATAGAGTGGAGTAACCAACTGATAGCTTCTTGACGATACTTCATTTTTATAAAAACTACCTTTGACTTTATATTGATTTGAATAAATGAAAAAAAATGTTTTCAATTTTTTTTCAAACAGGTAGAAATAAAAAATCACAAATAATTTATTCAGAATTATTTTTTGGTTTTGTATGTGTAAAGCAATTAAATATAATAGAACATGAACATATCTGTATAGTTACATTATTGGATTTAACATCAGGTTCAATTTCAACATCAACTTTATTATCACTTAATGCATTTATTTCATTAATCTCTTCTTCTTTAGAATTATTAGATGTTTTATTTTCCTCCATATACATTCAAACATATTTTTTAATAATTTTAAAAACAACTTAAAAAAATATTTATATATAATATATAACATGAATATTTTTGTTAAGACGCTAACTGGAAAGACAATTACACTAGAGATTGAACCAGGTGATACCATTGAAAATGTTAAAAATAAGATTCAATCAAAAGAGGGAATACCTCCTGATCAACAACGTCTAATTTTTGCGGGTAAGCAGCTTGAAGATGGTAGAACAATTGAAGATTATAATATTCAAAAGGAAAGCACATTGCATTTGGTTTTGAGACTTCGTGGATAAAAAAAAGTAAACTAATCAGCGTTTGAAATGAGAAAAGGTGTAAAATATATTTATAAATATGTTATTATTTATTTATAAATATGCTATCATTTATTTAGAAAATTACTTGTTATTCTTATATAAAACATAACATCCTAATAATGGACAGGAAATTGGATAACTTAAACCGGTAATAATTCCTATACTAGTATATCCAACTATGTGCACAAAAAAATCATTTGGTTTACATGTGGTAGTTGAAATTAATCCGGAAATAAACCCAATTCCAGTAGTAGAAACTATGAAAAAAGGTAAAAAATCAATATAGGTATTTTTGTAATTATAAAAAATAGACATTAAATATATTATTATTATTGCTTTAAATACTTTTAAAAAGTTTAATTAAATTATAATTCAAGATCCTCTTCCTCATCATCATCTTCTTCAAAATTAATATTCAAATTTTCTTCTGGAATTTCTTCATACTCTAATCCATTCCATCGTACATTTCTACAATTAAACAATTGATTCATATTAATTACTTCTGGCTTCTCTTCAAACGAATATTTTGTAAATAATGTAGTAACTTGTGTATCATCACGAAACCGGGCACTATATTCTTGTTGGATATTATTACGGCCAATACGACCTAAAGCCTGAATAATTTTTTCTTGTGTTAGATCAAGATCTTTGCTTAAATAACCATGACAAAACTGATAGTTTGTTCCATAAATATAGTCACTATCTGCTATAATTAAATACAGTTTTTGTTTATCAGCCAATTTCTTCATAATTTCAGTATAAGCAATACTTTTATGCTCTGTAAAAACACCAATGCCTAATAATAATAATATTTTCCAACTATCATCTACATCTTTTAATAACATAATTTCAATAATAAATTCCTCTTCAATATTACTAGTAAAAGATCGGCTAGTATTAAATCCATTAGCCCATTTAGTTGAATGTGCCAATTTATTAGGAACAAATATATCATCAATTGTTGCATGTTTTGCCATACCTTTAAGAGTAGCAATTTCTTCTTTCATTTGAATAATTTTTTTATCCTCGGACTTTTCAATCATTTTATTTGCAATCTTTGATTTGCCTTTTTTATCCTTTTTTCCTTGCAATTTTTTTGCTTCTTTAGAATTATCAGCATTTCCTGCTGACATTTTGGCTGTTAATCTAGATTCCTCAAGCTCTAATTCTTTTTCTAATTCATCTATTCTTTCATTAATTTGATTATTATACTCAATTTTTTCCATGATTCCTTTCATTACTAAAGATGGAATATTAGCCTGTTGAATGCAGAACTTTGCAATTTTTTGCAAATCATTTGAAATGAAGATAGTAGGTCCATCCGTTAACGTATATGAATCCTTTGTGGTAATATAAACGCCAGCACTTCCTGGTGCGTCTGTATTAGAAGGTTCCTTCAAAGTTTCTACACTGTGCATTCTAGTTATAGGTTCACCTTGTTTTTTTGGTGCAGATTCCAAACTAATTGAACGATTAATTGTATTTCCTTTTGCATCAACAGTATTATTACTTGTTAATTTTTTAGTTCTTGATAGAGTAAAATGGTTAAATACAGTTGTCCATCTTCCAGGAACAATATTCTTTAGAACTTTAAGATAATATAATTTGATGCTTTTCATATCAATATCATTTATAGAAGCAAAATTTCTTTCAAACTTGGATGATCCTTTGTTAATATTATTTGTTTCTACAAAGTAAATGAAGTCAGAAGCTTCTTTTAAGTCAAAATATCGTAATAATGTAAGATTATCTTCACAATGAGAAACGACTTGTAATATTTTATCATAATTTTCATGTAAATAGTGAGGCATAACTACAAATCCATTGTTATTTAGTAATGGAATGGTTTTGCGACAATCATGGCTAACAATGTTGTTAATATTAGCACCAGGAAATTTCTGTTGAAAATCGTTAATAGTTAGTGTCAGCTCATGCATTTTTGGCAAAGTAGCCGACGATAATACAACATTTGGAATACAATTTTCTTTCCAATTGCGTTTAATGACTTTATGTAACTCATGATCTTGGTAATCAAGTGTAATAGTTGGTTCATCCCAATAAGTAATAATATCAGATGCTTTATTGAACGCTAACATATAATACATTGCAGCAATATAAGAGCGAATATCACAAATAATAATTTCTACTTTATCGCCGACTGTATTATCCACTTTTCTAATACTACCGCTACGTCTGTCTCTAGTAAATTCTTTAGCTGAAAAGTAATGTAAACGCACATCTTCGGCGGAAGAACAACCAAATGCAAATGCAATTTTTTTATTGATAGAAATAGCAGATCTGGCTAATGCTAATCCAACATGTCTAGCTGCACATACAAAGATAATTTTATGTTTTTCTGATAATCCTAATGGAGTTAATGTTTTGCCTGTTCCAGTAGGAGCAATATATAGAATAAGTTTAGGCTTAGGAGACCTTGACACAGTATAAATCTCTTTTTGATGTTCATATAGACACATGTCACTGAATTGTAAAAGGCTACGATTTTTTTCAATAAACTCAGAAGAATTACTTAATACACTCATTAAGTCAACATCTACTTCATAATTTTCAATAAAAGCTGAAACAATTTGTTTGATATAACAATTAGCTTTTTCAATAGTATTTTGTAGTAGCTTGTTAAGGGTATAATAATAAAACATCCATTTTGTATTTTTTAATGCTTTATGTTTTATCATCTCTTCAAGATTATTAACAAGAACAAATTCGTAAATATTTGTAGTAGATATATCAATGCTATCTGTATTGAGACGTGATACACGAATTTGATCTCCACTTTTAAGCCGAACTATTGTTGAAACATTAATATAACAAATTTTCTCTCTATTACCTGGTGCGTCAACACTTTTAGAACGCTTCAATGCAGGATCAGCTGTAAATTGAATAAATGATATTTTATGTTTTTGAACAATTTCTTTCATTTTATCAGCAAAGAATTTTACATAAAGAAATTCTTCAATTTGAGGGCTATATTCTATCTTTAAAAATGTAAAGATAGAATCTGTTTTATTAATTTTTAATTGAACATTTGAAAATCCTTTGGTTATTAACTGTAAAACTTCAATTTCTGAACTGGCAACAGGAATTTCAATAGATTCCCATTCCGATTTGGTTAGTTTTCTTTGTTTGAGGTCCATTTTTGGTTGTATACTAGTGTAATGTATTATTATCTTTAAGTTGGTTAATAAATTCAATTTTATTTTAAAATTGAAATAAAAAAAGAAGATAAAAATCTCTCTATTATACTAGTAAAGGATGTCAAACATTAATTACCAAATATTATCAATTGAAGGCAATATCGGAGGGGGAAAGTCTACATTATTAGAATTCCTAAAAAAATATTATGAAAATCAGTATACTGTTTTATTTTTGGATGAGCCGGTAAAAGAGTGGGAAAAAATACAAGATTCAGAAGGAAATACTATGTTAAAAAAATTCTATGCTGATCAAAAAAAATATGCATTTGCATTTCAAATGATGGCTTACATATCTCGTTTAAAAATGTTAAGAGATATAATTAAGGCAGTGGCATTGGAGCCAGATAAAAATTTTATAATTATTACAGAACGTAGTTTATATACTGATAAATATGTTTTTGCAAAGATGTTATATGATCAAGGTCAAATTGAAGATGTTTGTTATCAAATATATTTAACATGGTTTGATGAATTTGCAAAAGATTTTCAAATTGAACATACAGTATATGTAAAAACAGATCCACAAATTTGTTATGATCGTATTCATTTGAGAGCCAGAGAGGGTGAAGAAATTATTCCTTTAATGTATTTGGTAAATTGTCATAAATATCATGATGCGTTTTTAGAAGAAATAAAAACAAAAAAACTGGTATTAGATGGTAATATAGATATTTATAAAAATGAAAAAATTTTGGATGATTGGTTAAGCCAAATTAATCTATTTATTAGTAAATGAACTTAAAGGTCTTTAAATTGTTTTAAAATATATTATTATAATAATTACATATTTTTTATTCCATGGCCGCTATCTGAGCAAAGATATGGAGCATATATCGCTCAATGTGATTTTCAATACATTCATTCGTTACCTTATAGTGAAAATCTGGTCCTTTTACCATTCTCCTATAAAATATAAAGTTTTTTTTTATCAATCTTGGAAAGTTCGTATAAATTTTGGTATAATGTTTTAAAGTAGCTAATATTATTCTTGTAAAATTTTCTACATAAAAGTTAGAATAATCTTCGGGGTTTTTTTCAAGTTTAAAATATGAAACACAATGCGGTGTAAACTTTGCAAAAATATTACTATTACTATCTGTGATTATATTTAATAACTGTGCCGAAATATCCGCACAGCTCCATAATTTATTCAATCCCTTAACGGTTGGTGGGACCTTTTTAAAAATGGATTTTATATAATTTCTATGATATTTGTATTTAATAATCGCTAACCTAGTTTTGTACGGCAAATATTGTAGAATTATGTTTATTATATCTTCCGGCAAACACTTCAAAGATATGTTAGTAGTGTCTTCTTTTAAATCTTCTTCATTTTCCTCTTCCTCTTGCTCATACTGATCTACTTCACCTAGTTCTTTATAATAGCTTCCATGTTTTTTACCTTTTTTTTCATCAACTATTGATAATCTTCGCATACTTTTAACGGTGTTTTTATAATTAACACTTAATTTTGGCATTCTTTTGAAAATTCTTTTAAGAGATTCTTTTAATTATATTTATATACTATTAAAAACTTATATAAATATAATTTCAATTTTTTTATATGAATCAAGAAATTGCCTCAGATATTTTAGTTCAATGTCCTCAATGCTTAGAACCTATTTTAATTGAAAAATTAAATTGCTGTATTTTTCGTCACGGAACAATGAAAACAAATGGTCAACAAATTGATCCACATGCTTTAAAAGAGTTGTGTGAATTTTATGTAGAAAAAAATATGATTAACGGATGTGGCAAACCATTTCAAATTATTAAACAAAATAATAATTTTATAGCAATTAAATGTGATTATATTTAGTAATTCATATAATTTACTTAACACCTTTTTTAAAAATGGATTTACACCCATGAAGTTTTAAAATGAGAATTTAATAAAATAAATATATTTGGCTCCACCTTTTTTAAAGGTAGATTTAAAGGTGAATTTAAAGGTTGAAATCAACTACAACTGGATAATGATCTGAATTCCATTTTCCACAATATTCACTATAACCATGATAAATAAATGCATTTGATATTTTTTTATCAATATTTGGACTTACTAAAATATGATCAATCATTGAATAATCTTTTTGAGAACTAGTTGCACAATTCTTATCTGAATCCCACCAGTCAGAAAATCGGTCTTCTTTCATAATTCGGTATGCAATATTTGTTAAATTATACTGACCTTGTTTTGACCCACCAAGTCCTTTTAAAATATCTAATACTCTAGATGTTGGTTTATTTGAATTCAAATCTAATATTTCTGCATCATAATCATTAAAATCACCTATAATAATTACTTCATAACCTTTTTTAACATAATTTACTACTACATTTTGTAATACTTGTGCTTGTGCTTCTCGTTGGACACACCGAGCTGGATCAGTAGGAATTGCAAGAAGATGTGCACCAATAAATGCGATATTTGTAGAACCTAATTTAAACTCTGTAATATAATGTTTTGATACACCTGTACTTCCTTTTGCCGTTGTATTTCCACACTTAGAATCAGCTATAGGATAATCCACTTTTTCTTCACTACGATATAAATTAATAACAGGATCTATCTTAGTTAAGAACCCTACATTTTGCCCTGTTGCAGTATCTGTTCCTTTTTTTAAATATGGTATATATACATTATTTAACTGATCGTTTAACATTTTTAATTCGTCACAGCCTTCTATTTCACAAAAATTTATAATATCAGGTTGTAGATCTTTAATTACATCTACAACATAATATAGATGGGTTTGTGCATCGGCTTCTGTTTTCCATGTACATCCATTACCAGGACAGTCCATTGCTGCATAATAATCAATAAAAAGCCATTCTACATTATATTGTACAAGACGTAATGTATTTTTGTCATTACTTTTATCATTAATTTTGACATTACTTTTTGCAATATTACTCTTTGGTTGAACCGTGAAGCATTCAGTATCACAGTTAACAGAACAGGTTAAAAAAAGAAAAAACAGCACAACCCATAACATATATTATATAATTATATAATAATATAATAAATTGAAATATATTTAAATAAATTATTTTATAATATAAAGCATATAATATTAAAATGTTTCCAAACATTCATAAAGCAAAAATAACAACACTAAACACTAAAATATTTCCGGTTTGTGAACATGAATTGTATTTTGATGGATGTAGTAAAGGAAATCCTGGACCATCAGGTACTGGTGCAGTTTTATACAGAAACCGTGAAGAAATATGGGTAGATTGTCAATATATTGGAGACAAAAGGACTAACAATGAAGCCGAATATTGTGCTTTAATTATGGGATTAGAACAAGCAATTAAACAAAATATACAATTTCTTTCTGTTTATGGAGATAGTTTGTTAGTTATTAATCAAGTAAATGGAGTTTATAAAGTAAAGAATGCAAAAATGATACCTTTATTTAAAAAAGTTATTAGTCTAAAAACTAAATTTGAGTTTGTAGAATTTACTCATGTTTATAGAGACAAAAATACTAGAGCGGATGAATTGGCAAATATTGCATTAACAATAGTTAATTTGGATAATGATACAGATTTAATATCAATAAAAGACGATTAGAATCAAGAAGACATAATTGAAAAATTATTAAGAAAATAGTTAATATTCTATTAATCCAATATTTAATAACTGATTAGCCTTAAATTTTAATAAATCTAATTCTTTTTTTGTAGTAGGAAATAAGTCTTTACCATATATGTCCTGAAGAAGCAACCATTCAAATATACCTCCATTATAAACATAAATATTACAAAATCCCAATGATAATAACTGTTGATATTTTTTTTGAACTGTATCATCATTACAATTTTTACCGTAAATAATAATCCTTATATTTTTATTTTCTTTTAAAAATTTGTTAATTAATGTCTCTTCATCAGTAGCCAAAGTAGTATTAACAATCAGGCAACTTTGATCTGATTGCGGTAACGTATTAATTATTAAATAAATTTCCGCATTTTTTATAACAGTTTGCATATCTTCAAAATTTATTTTTTTTATTGATTGTGAATTACCCATAACCTATTTTATAAAATATTTTTAAATGTTAAATTTAAAAATATTTAGTACAAATATTTAGTAAAAATATTTAGTAAAAATATTTAGTAAAAATATTTATAAAAAAATTATAATATTCTTGTATAATATAATGGCTAAAACAATGCGTAGTAAAATGTCAATGCGTAGAAAAACAATGCATAGAAGAAAGCATATGAAAGGTGGAATGTATGGAATGGGAAATCCATATGGCATGGGAATGAATTCAATGTATGGTGGAATGAATGGAATGGGAAATGGATATGGAATGGGAAATGGTTATGGCATGGGAATGAATTCAATGTATGGAATGGGAAATGGCATGGGTATGAATTCATACTATGGAGGAAAAGGTATGGGAATGGGAAAAGGTATGGGAATGGGAAAAAGCATGGGAAAAAGCATGGGAAAAAGTATGAGAATGAGTATGAGTAAAACTAAGAAAATGGGAAAAAGTATGGGATTATATTAATAAATAATAGATCAATTCCATAAATCAAATATCTATATAATATATATAATAATGAAAAGAAATAGTATGTTTTCATTTTTAACAGTTATTGTAATTTTAGCTATATTAGCGTTTTTATATTATTATTTTACAGGTAGTTTAAAAGAAAAATTTAATAGTACTAATTTTCAATGGATTTCAGACGGAACTTGTTCGTCACACGGTATGCAAAATTTAACTAGCAGTGATTGTTCAAATTATTTACAAAGTTCAAATTATACTGTAACTGGTGCTGATCATGGACCACCAGGTTGTTGGTTAGTTTTTGGTAATTCATTAACCGGTGCTATACAAGGTAACCCACAATTAAAAGGAAAAGGATTTGGATGTTATTCTAAAAATACAACTGATGGTAAACAATGTTCGTCTGACTTCCCATGCATATGTAAATAAATATTATATTTAATTTTAATTTAATTTAAATATAATGAGATGAGTTTTTATCAAATATCCAATGAAATCCATTTGTATGCACTTTTGTAAGAATACGCTGTCGTAATGCAGGTGGACTAACATTTGCATCTTTGGCTGAGTCTGCGATAGTTTTGAAATGTATTTTTTCTCCAGTAGAGCATGATATTTTTATTACTGGCTGTTCAGCATATTGTTCTTCTTTTGAGATTCCAGAATATCGCCATAAAAACCCTTGACAAACACGTTTCTCACGTAAAGCAATTCCCACAGCAGTACCTGTGGTTAATCCTAACGATCTCCCAGCTGCTTCAATACTTTCAAATGTTTTCATAACTTCACCAGTATCTTTATTTATTTGGTCAATTGATCGTTTAGATTTTCTGATTTTAGGTTCTTCTGGATCTTCATGGTGATTAGTTATATTATCTAGTAGTTTGTTTCCTTCTAAAATATTAGACAATTCATCTAGGTATTCACCCTTTTCAACTAACAAATTCTCAAGCTTTACTGTATTATCTAAAATTTTTTTTATATTTTCATAATTACCTTGAAACATGTTAGTTCCAATGCTTGTAAAGTTTTGTTTTAGTAAAAAAATCATTATTTTTTCGGAAAAAGGATATGTTACTTTTGTAAAATACTTCATTTTACCATTAGAATGTAAATCTGATAAATTATTATTGACATAATCATAATCTTTTTGCCTAACAATAGAGCATTTAAAACGCATTGGTTCTGCTTCAAATGCATATAAAAAATATCCATATTTGCATATTGCATATTGACTAGCTATTTTTTTTTGTGCATGAGTTGTTAGATCAGGTTTAAAATTTTGTAAATCGTTTTCCATTTTAGAAATTTTTACATCTTTCTCTTTCATGATATTTTCAAGTTGCCTTATAGTATCTTCTAATTGATTATTTTTTTCTACTAATCTATTATAATTTTCCACATTGTATTCATTTTGTTTGATAATCTCACGAATAAACCCATCAATTTTTTCCAAAGTAAATTGGTCTTCATCTAATGCTAATATTTCTCGGTAATTTTCATCTTTAAAATCAGGATTTTCAACTGTTAAAATTCGCATTTGTTTTTTAAGCATTGGGTGTTTTTTGATAGCATTTTCAATCTCAATCTTATTTTTAACTTTAAATGCTGCGGCTAATCGGAAATTCAAAAAATTCTTTTTGTGACATTTAATGCGTTCCGCCAAATTATTACTCTGACCAAATTTAATTAGTGTTTCATTATGAATCCGAGGAGCTTGACCCATGCTTTTATTGTCAATTTTTCCATAATATATACATTGTGTATTTAATGGAAACTGTTCAATTAGTGTTTTTTCTACTAACAATTCTTTTTCTTTTTCGGATGATTGTTTTTGGTTTTCTAATTGTTTTTTCAATTCCATACTTTCTTCATTAAGAACTTCTTGAATAATTTCTTCCATTTTTAAATAATAATCATGAATTTCATCAGCTTTTTTAGTTCCAGCTTTAAGACACATGGATTTAAATGTTTTGACATTTAACATATATTTTTTTATATTATGCCCACCTCTTCCTTTTTTCTGCTCACTTTCAAAAGTAAGCAAACATTTGTAATCTTTATCAATAATAAAATATTTTTCCAATAATTCTTTAGCACGTTGTTTTTGGCAAAATTCCATCCACTTCCATACTTCATCTAAATCAATAACAAAATCATTTGTTGGGTTATAATTTAGGTAGCAGTAAAAACTTGATAAAAATAATTGTTGTTCAAATTCACCGAATGTATTCTTAATTTTGACAATTAATTTGTTATTATAATCTCCTGATAACTTGGTTATCGGATTGGTTTCAATAAGTTCAACGATGTTTAATGACTCCTTCTTATAAATAATATATAGGTTTTGTCTTTATATTATTTTATTGATAATTGTTTTTACTTTTAAAACCAAAAGCGATCAATTAAATTGCACTACTATTTCCACCTTCTCCTTCTTTATGCTCTTAGTAGCCGAAATAGATAATTCTTCTCGCTTCTTTCTGGTCTTAGAATTGTCAATAATTAATTCTTTTCTTTTTGAGGTGCTATTACGCGAATTCATGTCCTTTTCAATGACATCATAATTGGTGTCAATATATTCAATGACTTTATTCTCTAGAGCCCATTTGAAGAAATTCAATTGGCCAATAGTGGTCTCAATAAATTTGCCTTTGGTATATGGAATGCTTATGCGATCCCACCTACAAAAAGGGTCAAATCTTTTCTTACTATATGCTTTCAATTTGAGCTTGTAATCGTCATAGACTTTAAAGCGTCTTTGGATATTATCATTGCTTTGATCAATTACATAAAGTGTATAATATTTCTTAGCATAATTTGTAGCAAACCAATCAACAATTCGTAGAGAAATTTTAGACTCGCCGGTGATTATTTTTAACATTTTATCTAAATTATTTTCAGAGTTATGGATACCATCGGCATCATCAGTTTTATAAAAACTCATTAAATTTTTTAATAATAAATCGTTTTGAGTTGTATAGATAGAGTGATTCATTATTTAAGTTTTCAAATAAAACGTTTAAGTAGTTTATTTGAAATAACAATTATTTTTTATTTTTTATTATTTATTTTTCAATTTTACGAATTTAAAATCTCAATTAATATTAATATGAGTGATTTTTTAAATACTTATTTTGGACCGTTGCCTCGTGAATATTGTGTTTATTTTTACATTTTGTCTATAATATTTGCATTTTTATTTGTATCAATTATTATTTCTATCTCATACTTTGCTATTATGCATTATAATAAAGTTAATTTTATGTTTATTTTAAATTCATGTTTAGCAATTTTTAATGCCTTTTTGGCTTATTTAGTAAATAGAATTCTCCATACCATGTGTGTTAAAAGTATATAAATTACTGATTAGAGTTGCTATTTTTTGTTCTACCTTGAGTAGTATTTATCGGTTTTAAAAACATATCTCGCGTAACAATATCATTAACATAACTAGTTTGCAAAAATGGATTTACACCTCTTTGTGTTACTAATTCACGATCTGACATTTTTACGTCTAAATCTTCACGTCTTGTTCCAAAACCACCTTCCGTTCTAGAAAACATTGAATTTGTTATATCTATCATATCGGAGTCTATATTTAGAAATGATTCGTCTGCTAAGGATTGATTTATTGCATTTTTTTGAGAATCATATTCAAAATCAGTTTCCTTTTGTTTTTTTTCTGGCCGAGCACTTTTATAATAAGGTTCACCTTTACTCCATTTCCAATGATTCATTATTATAATTAATTTTTAAATAATGAATTTATAAACTTATAAACCGATTTACTTATATAACGATTTACTTATAAAATGATTTATAACCCTTCACGTGTAATTACTAAATTTTTAGTAAACATAAATGCATCTTTGTTAGTTCTTCTTCTTTTTAAATTACAATCTAAGCATGCTATAACTAAATTCCCAGTATTATGACCAATACTATTATCTACTCTATCTAATGACCATTGTTTCATTTCTCTAACCCTTTCATATAATATATATACTTCTTCCGAACAATAATGACATTTTAAACTACAACCCTGTAATAATTTTATAACTTCATTAAAACTTACAAAGTTAGTTTCATCTAATTTTTTTTTTAATATATCTTGTTGTTTATAACTACAAATTTTTGTTTTTATATGACTAATTATTGTTGACAAATATTTATCTTTTTCTGCATTTGAATCTTGATCTTTTATTAAAAATAATGTGTTTAACTGAATTTCATTATGTAATTCTTCTTCTGTCAATCCCCATGTTTTTGTTTCTACTCGCATTTTTTTTTCCTTTTCATAATTAATCTTTTTTATATGTTTGTTAGTTGACAGTTTATTATTTGAATATTTGTTAGTAAAATGTTCTAGTATAACTATTTTAGATGAGTCATCCATAATTTATAAAATATATAAATAGTTTTTATTATAAAATCAATTTAAAAATTAGATATAATATAATTATTTAAATATTATTATAAAAAACTGAGTTAAACTCAATTTAACATTATATTATATAAATGAATAAAGATTCCCTACAAAGTGATTGTAATGAATTAAAAACACTAAAATACAAAACTATGATATTAAATGGTGTTTCTTGGCCAGAAACTAAATCATCTACTGATTTGGTTAATTTAGATAAATTTTTGGAAAATGAAAAAAACAATAATGCAAATGAACCATGGTCTAAACTAGATAAAACCGCTAAAATTAAAAAATTGTCCATATTTGCCGATTCATATAAATCTACTAATGATTTATCAGATTATGAACATCAAGAACTAATTACTTTTTTTAAAGATTGTTTAGATAGAAAAAAACTTCAAAGAGTAAAGGATGTTATATATAATAAAGAAACTGGTGAAATTAAAGATGTTCCTGCACTTTATTATAATAAGCCTACCAATCATTTTACCTTAAAAAATCTTGATAAACGTGTCTCTACCTTGAGAGGTTTAACTCCCAAAAAAAAAATTGGTACTGCAAAAAATATCAAAAATAATGACTCGGATTCTGAAAATGAGGATTAAATTTTTTATAAAATTGATTTTATTAATAATATAAAAACAAAACGTTATATTATTATAGATATGGAAGACCTCATTGATATAACTGATCAAATTATCCCTCTTGAAGATCCCAAATTCTTTAATGATGATGAAGCCCTAGAATTATATCAAACATGTATTTATTTAATGGAAGAATTCATTAATGATAATCCAAAAATTATTACTGAACCTGAATTTGACGATATATTTGATGAAAATATTATTGAGTTAATGAAATCTCATTTTGATTTTGATATATTTTATAATGATGAAGCAGAAGAAGAAATAGAAGAAATAATTGAAAAAGCTAAGCATGATTTCTTTAATTATTATATACCTTCACGATCGTATCCTGATTCAATTATTTTATGTAAACCAAATCATTCAATTATTTCAAATCAAATAGATATTTTAAGAAATAAACCACAGCCAATTCAAAAGACAGAACAATGGTATAAATCACGACATAATTTAATGACTGCTTCCAATGCATATAAAGCTTTTGAAAATCAATCAACTAAAAATCAACTTATTTTTGAAAAGTGTCAACCTCTTAATACTACTCTTTATAGAGATGATGATGATGATGATAATGTAAAAGAAATTATAATGGTAAATACTAATTCTTCACTACATTGGGGACAAAAATATGAACCCTTATCTGTTCTTATTTATGAATTTAAATATAATACTACTATAGAAGATTTTGGATGTATTCAACATGATACGTATAAATTTTTAGGTGCTTCTCCAGATGGAATTAATGTTGATCCAAAATCAGAACGATATGGACGCATGTTGGAAATAAAAAATGTTGTTAGTAGAGAAATTGATGGTATTCCTAAAAAAGAATATTGGATTCAAATGCAATTACAAATGGAAGTATGCGATTTAAATGAATGTGATTTTTTAGAAACAAAATTTACTGAATATTCTGATCGCCATGAATTTGAATCTGATTCAAATGAACTTGATCATGAAGATGAAGATTGTAACGAATTTACAAATGTATGTTTGTCAAAAGATGGTAAAATGAAAGGGCTAATCATTTATTTCCACGGTAAAGAGGGAAAACCAATATACAAATATATGCCACTGGATATTATTCATCCTGATGATATTACCCGATGGAAGGAAGATATTGTTGATTATTATGGATCAGATCTTTATAATTATACATATATGAAAACTATATATTGGAAACTAGATGTTGTTAGTTGTGTTTTGGTTTTAAGAAATAAACATTGGTTTCAAAGTAATATTAATGAAATGGCAGAACTTTGGCAAATAGTAGAAAAAGAAAGAATTAGTGGTTATGAACATCGGGGACCAAATCGGAAAGCTAAGCCTATTTCTGGTTTTGAAATTTTAACCAGTACTAATCAGGAATCTGGTTGTTTATTACAATTTAATAAGGATACGGGAAAAATCACTGTTGTAAAAAAAGATGATAATATTTAATAAAATAATTATATTATCAATATATATTATAATAAATGGCTAATAATGATACTGCAAATATGTATAATATAGACCCAATGGTTTTTATGGAAATGGGAGAAGCCGAATTTAATAATATTGTACAAGAACAAGTTCCTCAGAGAGAAAATAGATTGAGAGAAGCACCACAATTGGAACCTGTAGGTCAACAAAGAGATCCAAATAATATAACTTTACAGCAACCTGAACGCAGTTTCCGTAATACAACACCAGCGTCATCTCCAAGAAATAGACATGGTGGAAAAAAATCAAGAAGATATAAGAAATCAAAAAAATCTAGAAAATCTAGAAAATCTAGAAAATCTAGAAAATCTAGAAAATAAAAGTTACATAGATTTTTTTGTTTTATTATTTTTAGTTTTATTTTTTTTTGTTTTATTATTTTTAGTTTTTCTATTAATAATATTACTTATATATTTGTGTATGTTTTTAAATAACTTAATTCGTGCTTTACTGAATGGAAGAAATGGTGTATGTGACCCACCATTATTAGCCGATATTTTTAAAAGCATTGATGATTTATTTTTCTTAACCTTGTTATAAATCCATAATTGCGTATTACTAGGAACTATACTTCCTAGACCAACATAAATAAACATGGGAATATTTTTCTTAATAAATACAGAATCAACCATAAAAGCATAATCAGACATTATAGAATCTTTAAATGCTAATGCTAATACATTTCCGTTAATGTTGTTAGTATATTTTAACCATTCATTTAATTGATCTTTACATGAAGCAAATCCAGGAACCTTAAATTGTTCTAATAATGCCTCTTTTACAAGATAGTAACCTGATTTTTTTGAGTATGTTTCATATTTATCAACCCATTTTTTTACTATATTCCAATCAAATGTTGAATTTGAAGGATATGATGTATCAGATGCATGTGTTTGCGGAACATTCATCAAAGATTCATCAATTTGAATAAACCCTATAATATTTTTTAGATCATAATTGTTCAAAAAGTTATATCCAACTAACACACCATAAGAATGTCCTAAAATAAAACATTTTTTTTTATGTAATTTTAATAATGAAAATAAATTATACATATCAATTGCCATTGTATCTATATTAATTCCTTCATAAACCGTATTTACATCAGATTCATAATTTGATAATCCGAATCCTCTATAATCAAAAGATATTAGAGCTGTATTATCATTGTATAATTCAAAAAACCATTCTATAAAAGGTATTGCGTAACCACTAAGACCAGGACAAATTATAATACAATATTTAGAAGATAATAAATTTTTTGTGGAAACATAACCTATTTTTTTATCATATTTTGAAGTAAAATAATTTATAAAACATTGATCTTGAATTTGTTTTGAAGAAAATTGTAATGGACTTGACATAATATATTAATATAGAATATTTTCGTTGGTTGGAATAGAAAAATACAAATAATTGGGTTCGGTTCTAAAATAACCAACGCGTGCACCTGGACCTTCTTGGGCTGGTGGTAAAGGATAAATAATATTAGATTTGGTATTTTTCTTATCATGATAAACTGCTCCACAAAAATCTGCACGAATACAAGTTCCTTCATCTGGATTAATCCAATATTTAAGGTTGTTAGTTAGTTGTTTATAAGATCCTTCTGTAAATGTAGGATAATGCCACCAAATTTTATTATAAGTATTATCGGTAGTTAAGTTCTTACCAATTTTCGGATAGTCATCTAGTATAGCTTGAGTAACAGACACAGGATATTTACCTTCTAATGGTATTTTTAAATAATCCTGAAAACCCTCTATCTTCGGAACTAAAGGAGCTAAATAAAGACCTAATGCTAATATTAATAATAAAAATATAATACTTTGAATAAAAGTGTTTTTCATTATATAATATAACTTTATAAAATATAGTTTAATAAAATATACTTTTTATAAATTAACTTAAAATCAAATTAACATATTTTTATATAATAATGGAAACTACTATTATGCGTGTTTTAAAAAGAAATGGAGAATTAGAAGAAATAGCATTTGATAAAATTTTAAAAAGAATAAAAAAATTGGGTCAAGAAGTCGGAATAAATATTAATTATCAACAATTGGTAATGAAAGTAATAGATCAGCTTTATGACAAAATTTCAACCACTAAAATTGATGAATTAGCTGCGGAACAATGTGCTTCTTTATCCACATTACATCCCGATTATGGAACTTTAGCATCTAGAATTATTGTTTCTAATCACCAAAAAAATACTGAAGCTAGTTTTTATAATGTTATGACAGAATTATATAATTTTGTAGATATTCATGGAAATAATAAGCCATTATTATCTGATATTTTTTACAGCTTTGTTAGTAAAAACGCGAATGAACTAGACAATTTCATTGTTCATGATCGTGATTATTTAATTGACTATTTTGGTTTCAAAACATTAGAACGTGCTTATTTATTTAGAAATAGTAATAAAGTTATTGAAAGACCACAACATATGTGGATGCGTGTAGCAGTTGGATTACATGGAGATTTGAATTCTGTAAATAGTTTAGAACTTATTAAAGAAACATATGATTTAATGTCTCAAAAGTATTTTACACATGCTACGCCCACCTTATTTAATGCAGGTACACCTCGTCCTCAAATGAGCTCATGTTATTTGATTGCAATGGAAGACGACAGTATAGATGGTATTTTTAATACGTTGAAGGACTGTGCTCATATTTCAAAATGGGCTGGTGGTATTGGACTCCATGTTCATAATATTCGTGCAAAAGGTAGTCATATTCAAGGAACTAATGGAACATCTAATGGATTAGTTCCTATGTTACGTGTATTTAATAATACTGCACGCTATGTTGATCAAGGAGGTGGTAAGAGGAGCGGATCGGTTGCTATTTATTTGGAACCATGGCATGCGGATATAATGGATTTTTTAGAATTGAAAAAGAATCATGGCGATGAAGAGCTTAAAGCACGTGATCTTTTTTATGCTATTTGGATTTGCGATTTATTTATGGAGAGAGTGAAAGAAAAAAATGGAAAATGGTCTCTATTTTGTCCACACGAATGTCCAGGACTTGCTGATGTATATGGAAACGATTTTAAAACACTATATGAAAAATATGAAAAACAAGGTAAAGCTAAAAAAACAATTAATGCTAGGGATGTTTGGTTTGCTATTTTAGATGCTCAAATGGAAACAGGAACTCCATATTTATTATATAAAGATGCTATCAATAAAAAATCAAATCAGCAGAATTTGGGAACTATAAAATCGTCAAATTTATGTTGTGAAATAACACAATATTCAGACGATAAAGAGACTGCTGTATGTAATTTAGCATCAATTGCATTACCATCCTTTGTAAATGAAGAAACTAAACAATTTGATTATGATAAGCTTCATGAAGTTACAAAAGTAGTAACTAACAACTTAAACAAAGTTATTGACATTAATTTTTATCCAACTGAGAAGACTAGACTAAGTAATCTAAGACATAGACCAATTGGTATCGGTATACAAGGTTTAGCTGATGCATTTATTTTAATGGATGTTCCATTTTACTCTGAAGAAGCAAAAGAAATAAATAAATTAATTTTTGAAACTATTTATCATGCATCTCTAGAAAGAAGCAATGAAATTGCTTGTGAAAGAAAATTGATTTATCAAAATACTCCTACTAACCAAAAAATGGGGATGTTAACAGGCAAAGAAATTTTTCTACCTGAGTCATTAATTGGTTCATACAGTTCTTTTGTAGGATCTCCTATTTCAAAAGGCATATTTCAATTTGATATGTGGAATGTTACGCCTTCAAGTGGCCGTTATGATTGGGTTGCTTTACGCCAGTCTATAATAAACCATGGAATAAGAAACTCTTTGTTAGTTGCTCCTATGCCAACTGCTTCTACGTCTCAAATATTAGGATTTAATGAATGTTTTGAACCATTAACAAGTAATATATATTCAAGAAGAACATTAGCTGGTGAATTTGTAGTAGTAAATAGATTTTTAATGAAGGAATTAATAAACTTAGGATTATGGAATGAACAAATTAAAAACAATATTATTTTAAACAAGGGATCGGTTCAGCAACTAACAGTGCTACCCGAAACCATACGAAATAAATATAAAATTGTTTGGGAAATTCCTATGAAACATTTAATTGATATGTCGGCAGACCGAGGGGCATTTATTTGTCAAAGTCAGAGTTTAAACTTATGGATGGAAGATCCTGTTTATAATAAACTAACATCCATGCATTTTTATGCTTGGGAAAAAGGGTTAAAAACTGGTATATATTATTTGAGACGAAAGGCGAAACATCAAGCACAACAATTTACTATTGAACCCGAGAATAATAAAAATACATCTGAAGAAAAAGAAGAAATATGTGAAATGTGTAGTGCTTAGAACATTATATAATAATTTAAGAACATTATATAATAATTTAAGAACATTATATAATAATTTAAGATCATTATGGTGTAAATATTTATATAAATAGTTTAAAGAATTTGCATATTATAATATAATAATTATGGAAACTATTAATCAGACTAATCAACAAAATCCTATAAATGATTCCAAATACATTAATCAATTAAATAATATTGAGGCACAAATTCATATAAGCAATGAAACAAAACCAATTTGTAACGAGTCATGTTATGCAAAATGTTGTCTTTCTCTAACTTTCTCACTATTATTATCTCCTTTTGCTATATGTGATGTTTATTTTGCAACTACAGATAACTCATGTGTTAATCAAAGTCAAAGTAGTCATAATTTAAATATAACTTTACACAGTTATCTGTTAGCAAGTGGAATAATCGTATTTACATTTATTGGTATATTAAATTTTAGTATATTTATATGTGATTTGAATATGACTAAATCAAATAAAAATAATGAAAATGTAGATACTGTTTACGCTGTTCTAAATATATCTAATATAATTGTTAGAATATTTGGAATATCCTGGTTAATATTGGGATGTGTTCTATTTTGGGCATACACTGTTATTTCTGATTGTTCAAAACCAATTCATGATTATTTATTTGCTAGATTTATTTTATTTCTTATATTTTCTATTTTTACTTTTAGATCAAGTAGTGAATAAACTTTAAACTTTAACGTTGTTTTTTGGTTTTTTTTGTTTTTGAATTTTTATTTTTCTTATAATTTTTGCTGTTTCTGTTTCTTTTTGTAGTAGATTTCATTTTTTGCAAAATAATCTCTTGGTCATCTTCTGTACAACACGAATACCCAGGTGGAGAAATTTTCATAATATAGTCGGTTATTAATGGATTTGTCCCACATATATCAAAACTCTTATTTTTTTCTAGACTTATACAATATACACGTAAACAAATAACAGCATCAATTATT